AGTAGACAATTGCCACTGATTGCTGTTCTCCATAGACCCACACTCCATCCTAAGCTGGTATACAATACTTGCATTGTTGTAGCATAGTTTCTTGTTATGTATTGACTGTATTGCCAAAGATATAAAGAAGACAAGAAACCAAAATCTGCGTCACAAGTCTGAGCTTTTAAAACACTTAACCCCATGCTCACCTTGGTCCATAGCATAGGTGATAGTCTACCTATTGTGAAGTCTCCCACTTTAGTTGGTGGTGTAGGATAGCCTGCAGCTACAGTGAGCAATTTCATTCCATTAAAGTATTTTTGTCTAGCTTGTGCTGCGCTTCCCGCGGGCCACTCAACTGGTACAGTCGTCGCTCCAAACCATGCCATCCCCGAATACCTGTTTACCAAAATACACGCCAACTCCCACGCCAGATTCAGATCACTGCGTGCACCAAAAAGTTCGCATACTTGATCCATTAAACGCCATATGCTTTGACTGCTTAACGTTGTAGCCGGTGTAGCTAAATGAGTGTACAAAAACTGCGCTATATTCACTGCTTGTAAATTGCCTACAGCTGATATGCCGATAGGAGCGTTTGCGTTTAGTGCTCCTGATGCTGTAGGCCCAGTCATCACGCTTACAGACGTAGCAGCAGCCATCTGCATTAAGTTTTGATCGTCAACACCTGCACCGATTCTAGGTAGCAAAAAATGCACTACAGGTAATCCAGACAAGAAAACGGCACTTGAGTTGAGTATAAAACATTGCAAGCCAGCGTTTGCGCCTCCTGGTGTAGTAGTATTCATTATGACATTGTGGAATCCGGCTGGATAATCTACCCATCCCATCAACAACAATGCTATTAATTGTCCAGCGTTGACTGACTCGTTGTTTACACACAAAGATGGATGAATTGCAATTACGTTGTTTTGTTCATTCAGCGGTACAGTGGCTAGTGTCACATGCAGTGCGAAAGACTTGACAGCGGTCTGAAACGGAAAGACTGGTGCTACTGCTCCACCTAAATTTTCGCCGAACACATTTGTTCCGTTATTGTAACCAAACACTGGATTTACTGGAGTTACTAATATGCTCGAGTCGTGTTTCCCTGCTTCTCCAGCTAATGGCTTACCTTGTGTGGCTGTTCCCCAATTTAGTGAAAACATGTACAATATCCATCGTAAGAATAATCCGCTAAAATCGTCTCCGGTATTTACTTGTGTTCTTGCTATGTTTGCACTATTATCGGTTTTAAAACCAAAAGCAGTTATTTGATCACGTTTTATTGTTCCTTGGTTAAACAAAGCTTTGACTGCCATTGCCATATCAGTATCTACTAGTTCTCTACTATTCATTCGAAATACTTCATTTATGAACCCCCATCTCAACGATTGAGCGCTGTTTGCAAGTGTGCCCCCAGCTCCTGTCCTCACATTTCTGGGCTGCATCATGTCTTCTGGTGCTGGAATTTGAATCTTGCTCCTTGTGTGTTATCTCCGTTTAAGAATGTCCCGTCAAACATTGAGCCGTATGCCGCTGAAGAGAATGCCCTGCTTACTGTTGTTATCTGCCCTTGAAATCGACCAGACAAATGAACTGGGTTGGCATAAGTACCAGACTCTTCCGAGTCTACTAGTTGTCTAAATGTCTTCCTCTGTTTTATTTCTTCCATGGTATTTGCGATTTCTACTTGCTCAGTGCTGTTGCCATTTGCTGCGTGTACGGTCTGATTATGCGCACTGGCAGCAGTATGCTCCCAGGAATCATTAGTATGTTGTGGAACTTGTATGCTAGGATAAACAGTAAAGTATCTGTCAAAAACTTCTGTTTTTGTCTTTTTATATTCTTTCCCAAAGAAACATGCAAACCATTTTTCGAAAGCATCCTCAGCTAGCAACGTATTCAGTTTCATATGCAAGTGCAAATAAGCTATTAGTCTTGATCCATTGTCAAACTTGCCGTGAACGTAACACCAACAATACATTGCTGGGATGCTATCTTCCCATTCTTCTGGGTTTTGCTGTTCAGCATAATGTATCAATAGCCTTACCCACTCTATATCTGGCACTTTTTCTCGGATGTAATTCATCATCGCGTTAGGATTGGAATATTTTGTAACTACTCTTTTTAGTAATAAGGCTCGATTTTTACAAAAGCTTTTTAGTTCTTGGTTACCAGCAAACTTGCCTTCCCCTGTTACCAATGGGTTATCATTGTCGCTATAATCGTTCTTCACTCTATTTGGTATCTCGCTCTCTCCTCTCCTTTTGCTAACTCTTTCCTTAGACAGTTTTTCATGTGTAGCAGCGTTTTGACACAATTGTGCTGTTTTTAATTTGGATGCGTTTTCTGTGGCTAATGACATTTCCGTTAAACAACTACTTTTCAAAGTCTTTTTTGCAAAAAGTCTACTTGGATGCTTATCAGTATTCAACAACTCGTCTTCGTCTTTCGTTTCCCCTAATTCGTCAAATTCTACTTCCTCAGCCCATGTGTCATCCAATGTTAGCAAAATTGCATAACGATTGTAACAGTTGTCTTCTGCTATAGTGCTTTGAATATATGCTGCATAGTCTTTGTCCTTTTCTTCTACACTGGTACTTACATGTACAGGTTCAGTGATAATAGTGCTTAAGACTTCCACTTGTTCCAAGAAACTTACTTTTCCCTTTTTTCTTGATTCTGCTATAGCTGTTTGTTGTGCTAGTGATTCACGTTTTATATCTTCAACAGTTTTTACGTTTTCAAAATCACCAAAATGCTGCATTAAACGGATTGGGCCTAATGCTCCAATACTTTGGTGTGGGTCTATTACTTGTTTTCTATAATCCAAGCTGGCGTCTTCTTCTCTTTCAAACGTAAAACAACCACTATTTGGTTCTTCAACAGTCGATATATATGATTCAGGATCATTGTCCATGTTACTTCTCATAACAGTACAGTTTGCCAAAGCCTTCCAGTCTGTGTTCCCATTACTAGCGTGCATCATTTGGTTGTGATTGCGTTGTAGAGCTACACTGTAACCTTGAGCACGGTTTTCTGTTGTTCCGCTTTCTGCCCACTCCATGCTTTGTCGTTTACTTTCAGCCCAAACCATGTCTCTAGTGTTCTTTGGTTCTGAACCAAGCATATGAGCATAAAATTTTCTCTCATGGTCAGGTCCACTTGTGTGTATGCAGTAAGTTTTCCCTTTTCGTTCTCCAGTCTCTTTCCGGCATTCATCTGTTATTTCGCTTGTCATGTAATCGTCTGCATTGAGGGAAGTGTTCTGTAATTGATACACTGGTTTTATAGCTGCATCAATGACTGCATTCCCAACAACACCTTCTGTTATCCAGTTCATCAACATCTGTTTGCCTGCTGGTATTACTACGTTACTGTAAACTTTTTCAAAGCTTTGTACTATACTAGTTCCTGTGATAGGTCCACTCATTGTAAAACAGTCTATCAATGTAACTGCTGTTGCATCATACATGCTACCTGTACTCACTGGTGTGTTAGGGTCCGCAATGTAGATCATCCCTGTTGCACTTGCTCCAGCACCAAGTCTTACTTGTACTTTCACTGGTAAATACTCCAACATCAAATTATTGATCGTAGCCAGTAATACTTCTCCAACTGTGCTTATCAGTCCTGGTAACACCACTTGAGCAGCCATTCCCAAGATAGCCAAGAACGGAATAAATTGTGGTTCTCGTTTTCTTTTCAGGTATCTTTCCAATAATGTGTTGTTCTCTGCTTCCATATAAACACTTATATTCATAGTCACACTATTCGTGGTGTCACTCAGAAGTATAAAATACATGTAAGTTCCATTGCTACCTTGTACGGCGGGTAGATCGTAAGTCTTTGAGTATGAATTCACTGCTGCCGCACCTAAAGAAGGTTGCAACAGTTGGAAGTTATCATCAATTAATATTTGTGTATTGTTCGGATATTCTAGACGTGTAAATGGGTTCACGCCAGGTGCCACGGGAATTACGTTTGGTGTGACAACCACTATCAATCGATCATTCTGCATCAAAGTGCCTACTCCAATACTGCCTGTTACGTTTATTCTCCCTGACATATAATTTGTTGCTGGAGGACTAGCATATATCCACTGATAAGTGTATGATGACTGATTTGCCAGTACGAAGTTGTCGCTCCAAGTATAATAGTCACTAATTGCTACTCCAATTTTTTGTTTTTCTTTTTGTACTTTCAGCGTGTTGATG